AAGCTAAAGGCCATTGCTCAAGGGATGAGAGATCAGTTTGTTGCGGCTCTTGCCCCCGCTATTGGTTATGTTGTAGCGCATTTTACAGCGTTCTTTAAAAAGATTTCCGAAGAAAAGGGCGGTGTTGAGCAATTCGCTAAAAATATGGCGGTTTCGTTTCTCGAAGCCTCTGTTAGTGTTGTTAAGTCGCTTGATACTATTCTCACCAATGTTGGAAACACGTTTGAGTTTTTTCGCAAAAAAGTGTCTGGCTTTGCCGCATGGGCAAATAAAACTAATTTAGATGATTTCACACACAGAGCAAACTTACTAAGCGATGCATTTACAGAAATTTCCACTGGGGCAACATTAAGTGCAAGTCAAATACGAAGTTTAGGACTCGGTGATGCTGAACCAACTATAGAAAATATTGTAAAAAGGTATAAGGAAGTAAATGATCAAATAGATAAATTGAAAGCCAAAATTAGCGGCGGCATGACTAAGATTGATTTTTCTAATGTTATTGATGTTGAGGGTTTTGAGCAAACGATAGACAGTTTAATAGCTACTATTCTTAAAGGCGGCTCAGGTGGAAAACCACTGAAAGAAGTCGTGGTTGAAGATGTTGAAGATATGCGCCTTGCTTTTGAAAATTGGCAAGAGAAAATAGGCGATATAGATTTAGCCATGCAAGATTTAGCACAAAAAGGCATGAACAAGTTTACCGATGCCTTTACCGATGCAATCACCGGGGCAAAGAACTTTGGTGATGCTATGAGAGATATGGCAAAGTCGGTAGTTGATAGCCTGATTAAAATGCTTGTCCAGTATTACATTACTAAGCCACTGTTTGACGCTATCACTGGTAGCTTTGGCGGTGGATCAGGTAGCAGCAATGCAGGCAGTAGCACAGGAAGTGGGAGCGGTGGAATAGGCTCATTTAATGGCGGTGGATTCACTGGCATGGGTTCTCGATCTGGTGGCGTAGATGGTAAAGGTGGATTCCCTGCCATTCTTCACCCGAATGAAACTGTTATTGATCACACTAAAGGTCAATCATCTGGGGTAGTCGTACAGCAAACAATAAACGTCACTACAGGCGTACAGCAAACCGTACGTGCTGAGATCGTACAGTTAATGCCTCAGATAGCCCAAGCCGCTAAAGGTGCTGTTGCAGATGCTCGATTGCGCGGTGGTAACTTCTCCAAAGCAATGGGGGGTGCATAATGCCCTTAGCTTTTCCTAATGTTGGCATTCAGAATATGTCAATGCGCCTAAAGCGTGTTGTGGCTGTTGCTGAATCACCCTTCACTTTAGATACTCAGACCTATACTCACCAAGGCGCACGATGGGAGGCAGAAATATCTTTACCACCACTTAGCCATGCACAGGCGAGATCAGTTGAGGCATTTATTGTTGGCCTTATCGGAAGGGAGGGGACTTTTACTTTTGGCAATCCACTACATACCAGTTCGGCTACGGCTACAACGTCAGGCTCTACCGCTATTAGATCAGAATCTTTAACCACAACATCAGGTGGTTCTGCTGTGAGTGCAGGGACTTACTTCCAGTTAGGTGATTACCTCTACATGGTGACATCTGACAAGTCAGCAGGTGCAGGGACATTAAACTTCCAACCGCCATTAAGAGCAACGATTGCCAGTGGTCAGGTATGTGATTTTACCCTTCCAAAATCCCTATGGCGTATGTCCTCCAATGACATTGGTTGGTCGATCAATGAGGCTAGTATTTACGGCTTTACCTTTGCGTGTGAGGAGGCGTTATGAGTAGAACGCTAACTACCGCAATGAGCAATGCGCTTGTTGCTGATGTTGTCAGACCTATCTACCTTGTCAACATGGAGTTTGATCAAAATATTGCGGCAGGTACTTTTGTCACAGGACACAAATATAAAATAGTTAGTGTTGGCAATACTAATTTTACAGCTATTGGGGCAAGCGCAAACACGGTTGGCGTGACTTTTACTGCAACTGGTGCAGGTTCAGGAACTGGAATTGCAAGTGAAAGCCCTGCTGAATTAAATGTTTGGTCAGGCATGGGTGATCTATCCTATGGCGGTGAAACCTATACAGGGCTTGGTGATTTACTCAGCATTAGTGAAATTAAAGAAACAGCAGATGTTCAAGCTACCGGGATGAACGTCAGTTTAGCAGGGGTTAAATCCTCCCTGGTCACGATAGCAAAAGATCACGAATATCAAGGGCGCGAATTAACGGTTCGCCTTGGTGCGTTTGATTCATCAGGTTCTTTAATTGCTGATCCTGTCATTATCTTTTCTGGCTTTATGGATACCATGACTATTGCCGAGGCAGGGCAATATTCATCAATCACTATTGCTGTTGAGAATAAGCTAATTGCCTTTGAGCGATCAAAAATTAGACGCTATACAGCAGAAGATCAAAAGATTGATCACCCTACAGACAAAGGCTTTGAGTTTGTAACCGCCATTGTAGAGAAAGAAATCATCTGGGGAAGGCCAACAGGGTCAGCAGGTGGCGGTGGATATGACGGCTCTCAAGACGGTGGAAATAGGCATCATGCATGATAATTGCTCACGAATGTCTAGCGAATGTAAAAGAGGATATTAAACCTCTGCTAGAAAAACACTGGGAATTGGTTGCTCTTAATCAAGGCACAATTAAATTAAACCCTGATTGGGAAAAGTACGCAGAGTTAGATGCAGCAGGGATATTGAGAATATTTACAGCCAGAGATCAAGGCGAATTAGTTGGCTATTGTGTACTGGTTGTATCACAAAGCCTTCATTACAAAGATCATGTCTTTGCAAATAATGATGTTGTTTTTGTCCTTCCTGATTCAAGAGCAGGGGCAACGGGTTATAAATTAATTAAATATGCAGAAGATCACTGCCGTGAAAATGGCATCTCTCTTTTAAACATCAATACTAAAGTTCATATTCCTTTTGACAATTTAATGATTGGCATGGGATTTAATTTAATAGAGCGCATTTACTCTAAATGCTTTAAGGATTAAGAAATGGCAATAGCGTTAATAGCAGGTGTAGCGGCAATGGGTTCAGCGGCTATCGCAGGGATCGCTTGGTCTTGGGCGGCTTTTGCTCTTGGCGCAGGGTTGTCGATGGTATCGAGAGCGTTAATGCCAAAGCCCGATTTAGGCACTCAAATGGGTGGCCGATCTGTCATGACCAGAGAGGCGGCATCCTCTCGCAAGATTATCTATGGTCGTGCGCGTGTGGGCGGCAATGTTGTCTACCTTGAATCCACTGGCACTGATAAAAAATACCTTTGGTTAGTCACTGCGATTGCAGGGCATGAAATAGATGCTTATGAAGAGGTTTGGTTTAACGATCAAAAGATTTGGGATGGTGGCTCATATGTTAGTGATTGGGGGTCGTATGTTGATATTGGTTTCTATAAAGGAGATCAAACGTCTGCGGATAATGCATCACAACGAGGCACGGCAAGTTTAGTTTCTAATTCAACAAAATGGACTGACAATCACAAGCTACTCGATACCGCTTATATGGTGGTTAAACTCACCTATGACCAAGAGAAATTTGCACAAGGTCTGCCAAATATCTCTACCGTAGTTCGTGGTAAGAAGGTACTCGACCCAGAGACAAGCGCAACAGCGTGGTCCCAAAACCCTGCGCTCTGCATTTATGATTATCTTTTAGATTCAAAATACGGGTTAGCTGAATCAGCATCTAATATCCTTACATCGTCAATCAATACTGCTAAAGACGTATGCGATGAGACTGTCGCTTTAGCCGCAGGTGGAACTCAACCGCGTTATACAATGGATGGCGTTATTGATACCGCTGATTCAATTAAAGCCAATATCGAAAACATGACAGGCGCAATGATTGGTCGGCTCATTTATTCAGGCGGCAAGTTCGAGATTCATGCAGGTGAGTACGTTGCTCCTACAGTAACGATTGATGAATCAATGATGGTTGGCGAGATCAGCGTTCAAACCAAACAATCAAGACGTAATGCCTACAATGGCGTAAAAGGGGTTTTCTTAAGCGAGGAAGATAATTATATTCTGGCTGACTACCCTGCTCAAATATCTAGCACTTATGCAACTCAAGATGGCGATCCAATCTATTTGGATATGCCTCTTCCATACACGGTCAATAACATACGCGCTCAGAGAATCGCTAAGCTCGCTCTGTTCCGTTCTAGGCAACAGGAAGCCATTACCATCCCCTGCAACCTAAACGCCTTTAAATTCAAAATAGGGGACAATATCAATGTCTCCAATACTCGCCTTGGCTATTCCTCCAAAGTGTTTGAGGTTGTTGGTTATTCATTCGGGTTTAGTTCTGATCAAATGGTGGTCAATGTCGAGGCTATTGAGACAGCATCTTCAATCTGGTCTTGGGATGAAGATGAAGAAGTATTCTTAGGCGCAGGTGAGGTTGCTTTATATGATGGGACAACAGCCGCAGCACCTACTAATCTAACCGTTACTCCTGACAGCTACCTTGCAGATGATGGCACTTACAGCCCTTATTTTAATGTTACTTGGGATTACTCCGACGATGCGTTTGTTGACCACTACATCGTGGAATGGCGAACAGGGTCTAATGA